GCTGCATCTACGGCAGAGGAAAAAGCCAATGAAGTGCAAGACAATGCAACAAAGCTAACAGCCATTAACGACAATATTAATGCATTATCTCAAGCGGTAGATGATAAATTAGCAACTGCAAATACAGCGCTTATACAAAGTGCTGATACGTTTGAGAAAACACAAAAATTAGCAGATAACACAAAGGCATATGCGGCACAAACAGAAACCGATAAGAAAAATATCAATGATTTAGTTACAAAAGCTGATGCCATCAAGAGTGATATTAATAATAAACAAATAGCTAGTGTAGGTAATGCCAAGAAAGCGGAAGATGCAGCCAAACGTGCAGAGGTAGCAGCTGCTAAAGCTGAAGAAATATCAATACCCGGTGGCAGAGGAATTGTAACCAAATCTGAAGCTGATGCTAAATACATTGGAAAAGAATCGCTAAATGGTATTGTGTCAGTTAAAGACTTCGGAGCAGTTGGCGATGGCGTCACCGATGATACTGCTGCATTTAAACGTGCTAATGATAATCTTGCTAACAAAATATTATTGGTGCCAAATGGTCAATACAAACTAACTGAACATTTAACCTTTAATACAGTGGGGTCAGTTATGGATATGGGTGTATATACCAATATCAAGCCGTATTATCCAACAGAAATGCCAATGCTAAAAGGGGCATCAAACATAGCCTTTGTGAAAAACATTACGTATGATGCGGAAGTAAATCAATGCCAAGGGTTTACTTACAATTCTAAAAAGAATGTATTTGTACTTGCCTGTATTAATAGTGAAGGTACTAATCAAATCCTTTATGAATTAAATCCAGATACATTTGAAAAAGTAGGTACCTATAAATTCACGGATTCTGAACGTTTAGGGCATTGTAATACTATGACGTACAATCGGTATACCAATAAGATTTACCTTACAAATGGGCTTAAAAACGGCAATAATTTAACGGTTATCAATGCTGACACTATGGCAATCGAAAATACTATTACATTGCAAGAAAAGGTATTCAACATTGACTATGATCCGATTACAAGGACTTATGTATCCATTGTACCTATCGCAGGTAACCAAAGAGTACGAACTATTAATCTGTACAATGATGAGTTCAAAAAGCTCAAGACTTACCAAGTCGATTATGTCTATCCGGATATGAACAATAACGGTGCTTTCATGTTGAATGGCGCAATCATGTCCGCAACGTTAGGAAGTCTTGTAGAGTGTACACCATTTGGTACAGTTAAACAGATCATTGAAATCAATCGTGAAACGGAAATCGAAGACATCGCTTACTACAATGGCAAGTTCTATTTTGCAGTACTAACTCAAAAGCCAAACAGACGTCACCAAGTAGATATTTATGTAGGTGACCCAAATTACGACTTTGAAAACTCAATCAATACTGCACGATTAGCAACGCTTGATTATCTCAAACTAGCAGGTGGTACATTAAGTGGCGCACTTAAAATGGCTAATAATACCTTAATCGAGGGTTATAAACCTGACGGACATGGTGTTGGTATGGCTAAGGTATCTACTAGCGGTAACGTAGAACTTGGCGATAACTCCGTTAATACGTTTGTTAAAGGTAAGGAATTTAAACACTATGATGGTACAGATAGTTTCACAGTACTTACCACCAAACATTACGGAACGGCTATTTATAAGAAAAAGGATGTAGACGATAACTTTGTTAAGAAAACAGAAGTAGACCAGTTAGGTTTTCCATATTCTAAAGTTGATGCAGCGACAGATTGGAACACGTTCACAGAACAAGGGGCAATCGAAATCAACTTTGATGGCGGTGCTAATAATCCACCACGTAGCCACAAACAAGGGATGCTAATCGTAATGAACTTTGGGAAAGGTAAGATGATAGACCAAACATTCCATGCGTTCAATGGTGAAACGTACCACAGAATGTTTATGGCGAATACATGGAAAAGCTGGGGCAGAGTACAAACATCCTTGAATAGCCGATTGAAATTGTGGAGTGCGAATGGTGGAAATGAGGTGTATGTTGAATAATGCCTAACTTAAAAGTTAAGAAAGGGAACGATACGCTAACATTTGGACTGACTGATAATTTGCGTGATGTAGGCGAAAAGCGACTACCAATAGTTATTAATGGTAAAACATACTATGCACGATTGGGGGCGGATAAAACCGCCCTTGTGGTGCAACGTACATCAAATGGTAATAAGAGTTATGTTCAAACTAACCCTGTATTGTTTAATACATGGCGATGGGGAAAGGTACCTTATGACATTAGGGGTACAGAAAAAATGTTTGTGTACTTACCAAAAGGAAAGTATAGAGCGACTGTGCATGGTGGGTATGACAAAACTAATGAATTTACTATAGCTGCATCGCAAGATATTGAGGTTAATGTTTCTACAACAGGTAGAGATGATTTTTTAACAGATACTGTTTTCAATATAAATGGATGGAGAGATAATGTAAGTTTAACACGGCATCAATTTACTATAACTATTGAACGAATTGGAGAGTAAGTATGATTGAAGTTTTTCTTCCATCTTTTATGGTCGAAGTTTTTAGTGTAAACGAGGCGGTGAGAATATCACTAGCCATATTTACAAGTGTTGTATTGGTTTTTGTTGATACATTATTGCGTGTCTTAGTTGAGGCACGCAATTTTAATTTAGCTACAAAGAGAGAATTAACCATTAAGAATATGTTCCTTGCGATTATATGGCGAGGATGGGCAAGCGTTGAAGTCGATGGACATCAACGCAGATTTCTTGTAAGCGGAAAACTACGAGCAGATATGACTAAAAAATTAGTTAAGTCTTATCCTTGGATATTCCTATTATCATTCATTCTATTAACATTGCCTGATGTGGATATTCCTATGTTAGGTCGCATTGATGTGTTTCTATCTACATTGATGTATCTAGTGCCTATTATGGTTGAATTAGCATCTATCGTAGAAAACATGATAGAACTTGAATTTGTAGAAAGTGCATGGTTTAAACGTGCGATGAAATTGGTTAAAGAGTTGATAGCGTTCGTTAAATCAATAAAGGATGCGATTAAATGAAAATTAATTATGAGGACACTATAACCTTAGTGGCACTAGCAACCGCACTAATCATGACTATTTATCTTGAACAGAAAGATTTGGCAAGTGTAATAGTTGGTGTGTTAGGTGGTTATATCGGTGCTACTGGTGGTGTTAAGCGTTCCCAATATATGAATGGGGGCAGCAATGACAAAGAAAAGGAGTAATTACAATGGCTGAATTAGGACAGTTAAGTGCTGAATATGAAAGTAATGGTGATCCAGCGTGTGTATCTAGTGGCATCAATGATGCTGGCGGTATCTCTTATGGTACATATCAACTAGCAAGTAATTGTGGTAGTGTTGATGCATTTCTTGGATGGGGTTTAAAACAAGGTGGTTTTTATACGGACTACGCAAGAGCCTTGATTGATAGTGGAGAAATCAATTCTGATGGCTTCATTGCTAAGTGGCAAGAGTTAGGCACACTTGATGCGGTAGGCTTTGGGAAAATGCAGCATGACTACATCAAGTCCGCATACTACGATGTAGCATGTGAGTACCTAAGACAAAATATGTTTAACGTAGAGAAACATTCTAATGCATTAAAGAATGTAGTGTGGAGTAGAGCGGTACAGTATGGTACTGGTGAAATCGTTAATATGTTCAATGATGCATTAAAACTAATGGAGAAAGCGTTAAATATTGAATTGCCAAACTTATCATATATCGATGATAAGCGGTTTGATTATGACCTTATCGCTGGCATCTATGATACGTGCATGACATATGAATGGAATAGTAGCGTATTAAGGGAAAGCCTAAACAATCGATTTGCAGATGAAAAGTTTAAGGCTTTAAAAATGCTAATGGAAGAGGTAGAGGGGGTTTAAAAGCGTGTTTATACTTAGTCAGATACTAACTTATATCAAAACACACAAACGCACCATACAGGTGCTAATTCCGCTATTAGTGTTCATGTTCCTGTGTGTAGGATGCTATCATCTGTATAAACAGAAACAGATTGAAAAGCCTGTTGTAATTACACAACAACAATCTAAATCTCCAAAGGATTTTGCCGAGGCAATCCATGTTACAGAGAAACAAGCACAAGAAGTTATTTCCATTAAGGAAAGAACTCAACCAGTAGCGACTTATTACACACAAGCACCTGCAGTTGAGGTTGCTGCAGAAAAGGTGAAACAGGATATTGCACATAGTAACCCTAACTTGCCTAAAGCAGCTACTGAAAAATCTGATAGAACCGCAGTAGTTGCTAACACAGACGAGCAAAAAGTCGATGTATACAAAATCAAACTAGATAAACCACATAGCATACTAGCTGGTGTAACTGTAATGACAAATGGCGAAGTATACGAAACAGTAGGCTATGAGGATAAACGCTTTGAGGGGTTAGCGCACTTTAAAGGTTCAGAATTTAAAGGTGCATCCGCATTAGTAAAAGTTGTGAGATGGTAGGTGATCCAAATATCTCCGAGTTGCACGGTTTGCAACAGTCAACTAATAGTTTATTATTGGAAGAAAACATTATGAGTACACTATATCTTGATGACGATATGATGCCGTATGCTGATATATTTCTAAAAGCGATTACAAATATTGAAGCCTTAGG